AGAAAAACCCAAAGGAGATAATGATGAGCAGTAATCAAGAAACACGCTGCTATGTAGGCGAAGTTAGAGCAGAACCAGGAGAGGATAATAAACCCACCCATATTATCGGGTTGGGCTCTGTTTTCGATTCACGTTCTGAGTTGATGTACGGGTTTAAAGAAATTATTAAACCGGGCGCTTTCAATGATGTACTTAAAGATGATGTTCGTGGGTTATTCAACCATGACCCTAACTATATTTTAGGAAGAACCACAGCAGGCACACTTTCGTTAAGTGTCAGTGAACGTGGTTTGGTCTATGACATTACTGCGCCTGATACCCAAACTATCCGTGATTTAGTACTCGCTCCGATGCAGCGAGGTGATATCAATCAAAGTTCATTTGCTTTTAGAGTCGCTCGCGATGGCGAGGATTGGTACCAAGATGATGAGGGGGTAATTATTCGCGAAATTCACAAGGTTTCACGTTTATTTGATGTTAGCCCTGTAACGTATCCCGCCTATCAAGATGCAGGCGCCGCAGTCCGCTCAATGGAAGCTTGGAAAGAAGCCCGTAACAGTGGTGACCTGCAAAAAGCCATCAATCAAAAATTAGCGCGTGAGCGCCTTTTAACTTTACTCAATGCATAAGGTAATACTATGACTATGAAGCTTCATGATTTAAAACAAAAACGTAACACTATTGCGACAGAACTGCGCGCTATCCACGATAAAGTGGGTGAAAGCATTATGACGGAAGAGCAACGAACGGAGTGGAATAAAGCCCACACTGAATTTGAAAAGCTGGATGAACAAATCAAGCGCGAAGAGCAGCTCCGTTCATTAGACCAGGAGTTTGTTAACGATAACGAGCAAGAGCAGCGCAATAACCCTGAGAATGATCCTGAGGCGGCAAAAGTTGAACGTCGCAATTTAGCATTTGACCGCTTTGTGCGTAGTGGCTTTGGTGAATTGACCACAGAAGAGCGTCAAGCGTTGAAAGAGCTACGCGCGCAAGGAACATCACCCGATGAAAAAGGGGGATACACTGTACCAACTCAAATGCTGAATAAAATTATTGATCAGATGAAGGCGTATGGTGGTATTGCCAGTGTTGCTCAAATCTTAAATACCTCTAATGGCCAAGATATTACATGGTCAACCTCTGATGGTACGGACGAAGAGGGCGAATTATTAGGCGAAAACACGGCAGCTAGTGAGCAAGACGTTGAGTTTGGCACCGCAATTTTAGGGGCTAAAAAGCTTTCCTCTAAAATTATTCGTGTTTCAAATGAGCTTCTTCAAGATAGCGGTGTAAGCATTGAAGCTTATTTAGGTAGTCGTATTGCTCAGCGTATTGGTCGTGGTGAGGCTAAATACTTAGTCAAAGGTACCGGCACAGGGTCACCGCTACAGCCAAAAGGTTTAGATGCGTCAGTTACGGGTACTGTTGATGCTTCAGCAACATTTAACTGGAAGGATATTAATTCTTTAGCACATGATCTTGACCCAGCATACCGTAACGGCCCTAAATTTCGCTTAGCTTTTAACGACAACACATTAAAAGTCTTAAAAGAAATGGAAGATGCGCAAAAACGCCCGTTATGGTTGCCATCTATTGCGGGTGTTGCACCTGAAACTATCTTAGGCATGCAGTATGTTGTCGATCAGGCCATTGATAAAATGGATGTAGGTAAAAAATTCATCTTCTGTGGTGATTTTGACCGCTTTATTGTCCGTCGTGTCACATATATGATACTAAAACGTTTAGTTGAGCGTTTCGCAGAATATGACCAAACTGCGTTCTTAGCCTTCCACCGCTTTGACTGCGTACTTGAAGATACCTCAGCGATTAAGGCGCTAGTAGGCAAAGCTGCAGGAAAATAAGCTTTTTGTTGTCAGCCATTGCGCCGCTTAATTGCGGTTTTTTTGTGCCTGCGATCTGGAATGGTCGCAGGTTTTAAGGGGGATTTATGCCATTTCCAACACTTGAAAAGCTTAAAGCCCAGTGCCGGATTGATGATGATAATTCAGCAGAAGATGATTTATTGATGACGTATGCATTAGCCGCTAAAAAACGGGCTGAGAATTACATTAATAGAACGCTTTATGATGATGAAAACATTCCCGAAACTGATCCCGACGGTTTGTTGATATCTGATGATATTGAATTGGCCATTATGCTTGCGGTTGGTCATTTTTACGAAAGCAGGGAAACAACGGCGATGTCGGCTGGGTTCAAAGCATTACTTGAGCCTTATCGCTTCATTAATCTTTAGGTGACCGAATGAAAGCTGGCGAACTCAATAAGCGTATTGCGTTATCACGTCCTGAAGAAGTCAGAGACGATTTTGGTGAATCTAAAACAGAGTTAGTAAAAGTCACTGATGTATGGGCCAAAGCGGAGGCGATGTCTAACCGTAAAATTCGCACCGCAGATCAGCAACAAGTTATCGAAACCTACCATTTCACCATTCGACCTCGCAGTGATATTGATGAGGGATGGATGATCACTTATCAAAAGCGCAATTTCACGGTGCGCGCATTAGATAGAAACCAGCCAGAGCGTTTAATTATTACAGCGGAGGTCGATAGTCGACATGATAGAAATTGATATCAAGGCAGACTTAGAGCGACTAACGGGATTGAATGCTTACCCTGTCGCACTTCCTTCAAATGTGCTCGAGGGCGTGACTTATCAGAAAATAAGTGACCCCAAAATGATAACTGGCCTAGCTAAAACTTCTCTTGTTCAAGCGCGATTTCAAATCACTTTTCAAATCCCTAATGACTATTCAAAAGCATTAAAGCTTGAAAAAGTAGTGCTCAATGCGTGGGAAAACATCACCCATGGCCATATTGGTCGTTATCCCGTTCAAGCAGTTCAGCGAGGTAATTTCATGCAAAACAGAGAAGAGCAGACGGATAAACGGGTTATTTGGCGCGTGATGCGTGATTTCATTATCACTTATCCAGAGGGGGCTGAATGAGGGTAACTGTTGAGATAAAAGGCCTTAAAGAATTGGAATATGAGTTAAACCGTTTAGGGGAGGACATAACAACAAAAGTGCTTCGGCAGGCTGGGCGTGAAGCGATGGCACCTGTGCTGGAGGATATGAAACAGCACGCAGGCTATGATGCAACCAGTGAATCAGAGCACATGCGCGACAGTATTAAGATCCGCACTACGAGCCGCATGAAAGACCAAAAAACACTCTCTGTCATGACTGTTCGTGTAGGCCCAAGTAAAGCCCATGCAATGAAAGCCAAAGCGCAAGAGTTTGGCACCGTAAAACAAATCCCTAATCCCTTCATCCGTCCAGCATTGGACTACAACCGCCAGTTTATTTTAAACACGCTAGCCGCTGAAATACGCGCCAGCATCGAAAAATATCGTTAATTCATTTATTTGGAGTAAAAATTATGGCTGATAAATCTTCGCCAGAATACGCCATGCTTCCCGCAGGGACCATCGTTAAATGGGGTAAAGTGGGTGATTTACCAACTGCTTTGAAGCCGCTAGAAAACTGTAAAGCTATTGGTGCCACAGGTCTAACGGGTAGCTTTGTGGATTGCACCACGCTAAAGGATAAAAATAAGCAGTTTATTTCTGATATGCCAGAAGGCCCTGAAAAAACACTGGGCTTTATCGATGATCCTGAAAATGCAGATTTTGCGGCTTTTTTGAATGCGGCACAGGCGCGTGAAACGGTGCAGTTCTTCATTGAACTTCCCAATAAACGTACCGCGACAATGATCTTAGCATTATCAGGTTGGGAAATGGCAGACATTAGTGCGCCAGCAAGTGAAGTTATCCAGATCTCAGTCAAAGGTAAGCAAAACAACCTGACTTGGGGTGTGGTAGCGTCAGGAGGTACAAAATAATGTCATTGAAAGCCTCACTGTTGAAAGCATCCCCACATGTTGAAGAACATCCTATTTTAGGGGTAACGGTTTTTATTCGTCGTTTGACTATCGCTGAACTTGATGAGTATGAGCATGATTTACAAGAAGCTCAGAAAACGGGATTCAGTTCTGATGCGAGTAAAGCGGGTGCCAAACTTATCTTAAAGGCCATTTGTGATAAAGATGGACAGCCTCTTTCGAGTGAAGAGCTACCTACAGCGGATGAACTTATTCAGGCACACGACACACCGACCCTGCTATCAGCAATGTCATTCGTGCAAAAATTTAGTTATGGCTCCGTAGAGGAAGCGCAAAAAAACTAACCAACTCACCCTATCTTAAGTTTATTTTCCAATTGGCTGACCGATGGGGTGAGCCAGACCCGAGAAAAATTGCTCAATTGCCTGCCGATATTATCACCCACTGGCAGGCATTTTTTATGCCTGAGCAAGAAAATACCACCGAAATCCAACAAACAACTGCATCAATAGCGAGTGTTCGCACAGATATTGAATCGCAGTGTCATGATGTTATGAGGGCAATAAATGGCTGACGTTGCAAGTTTAGCGGTTGCGTTACACCTCAACGCAGCCTCTTTTAAATCCCAAGTTTTTGATGCCTACGATTCTGCCAGTAAAGAATCGAAAAAGTTTGCACAAGCTGCCTCTAAAGATGCAGGGCAGACCGCCACTAAATTATTGGAAGTTTCGGCTAATGCACGAAAAGCGGGGGCGGATCTATCCGCTTCTGGTCAGTTAGCGCGCCATTCTCAAATGGGGTTTGCTCAACTACGTACGGCATTAACCAATGTTTCCGCTGGCTCTAATGTGGCTACCAGTAGTTTAATTGGCGGTTTCATTCCTGCGCTTGAACGCTCTTTAGAAAATGTGAACAACGTTAAGTTTTCTTTAGCAGAGCAACAACGTGTCTCGCAAGAGGCTGCTCGTGAGGCCATTAATTTATCGCGTGCACAGATTGAAGGTGCGCAAGCCGATAGAAAAAGTGCCCAAGAAAAAATCAACCTTGCCGCAAAAATGCGAGATGAAGCTATTGCTAGGCGGGAGCAAGCTTTTTCACTCGATGAATATTTAGAGCGCCAAGTTGAAGTTAATAGGCAACACGGTATTTCAGTGAGTTATGCTGAAGATCATGCCAAAAATGCACGGGTCATTCGAGAGGCTAATATTGCCGAGGCTGAAGCGAAAAAACGCATACAGAGTGCATCTATTGAAATAGTTTCTGCTAATAAAAGCGAACTCGAAGGTAAGAAAAACCTCACTACGGCAACCAATCAATTATCCGAAGCTAGCAAAGAGCTGACATTTTCTCAGCGTGCCGCAGCTAATAGCGCGAGTTTGTTCAAAAGCGCATGGGGAATGATGGGTGGTGCTGTTGGTGTTGGGATTATGGCATCAGCAGGCGCGTTTACTTACCTTTATTCCCAGTACCAGCAAGCCGAAGAACGCCAAAAGGCCTTTAATGCTGCTTTACAAAAAGGTGGGTTAGGGCTAACAACAACCGCCTATGATCTGCGCAATCTTGCCAATGAGTTGGGTGGTACCGCAGAAGCCTATAAATCAGTTACCGCAGCTGCTTCAGCGGGTTTTTCTGGAGATTTATTGCATCAAGTGTCAGAACTTGGCGTTCAGATGGAAAAGTCAGGCGGTAGCGTAGATGAACTGCTTTCTAGGTTAGTGGCATTAGGTGAGCGCCCAGTTGAAGGACTGCAAAAGGCAATTGACGCAGGGCATATTATTGACGCTCAAACTATGGAAAGGATAGCAAGACTAGAACGTGAGGGAAGAAAACAAGAGGCGGCTAGTGCAGCTAGATTAGCAGCGACAGCGGCAGAAAGTGAATATAACAAGAACACCAAAGAATTTGCAGACCAACACATAGAAAAAATTAAAGATTTAAATAAGGCCTATGCTGGGCTGCAAATGACAGTGCGCAATTTAGATATGGGCGGCAATGACCCATTCCTTGGAATGTATGTAGCTACTAAAAATTTACTAACCAATAAATTGAAGCAGGAGCAAGAAGACCAACAAAAACAACAGATAGAACAACAAAAAAGCCTAACTGATAGCTTAAAGCTTCAGGTTAACTTTAATGCAGCTTTTTCTGCAGGCGTTGATCAACAAAAAGAACGTGCTGAAAGACAAAAGCAATTTAAGGACATGCTTGATAAAGGCACAATTTCCGCAACGGAGTATCAACAAGCTCTAAAGGGATTGGATAAGTTATTTACGACTCCTAAAAAAACAGGGGGTAGCGCCGCTGTTGATGAAGGGAAGCAGCGTATAGAGCAACTCTTGCAACAAGGCGCTGCATTACGTGCTCAGTTAGAGGAAACCGAGGGGCTTACAGCGTCTGAGCGTAAACTTGCTTCATTTGAGCAAGAGTTACTTGGGTTACAAGGGCAGCATTTAAGTGCCCGACAAAAAACTATTCAAGCCCATTCATCTGAAATTCGAGCGCAGTTAATAAAAAATGCCGAGTTAGAAAAAGAAATAAAATATAAGGAGTTACGAAAAAAATTTGATGATCAAAATTTTGAGGTTATGCAAAAAACTTCAAAATTAAGCCAAGATGCAACAAATCAGATATTACAGATGACGATGAGCCAGCCAGCCTATGATTTAATGCTGGAGGAGCAGCGTATTCGTGATGATTTTCGCCAGAAACGCTACCAATTGGACAAAGAAGTTTCTGATAAAACAACACAATTGTATGCAGATCAGACAACTTTCTTAGCATCCGAAGAGCAAAAGCAGATTGAGATAGCTCGGCAATCCTCCAAAGATAAATTATCTGCACAGAAAGATGCCTATGCAGGTATGGCTAAAGGGGTTCAGGACTTTGGCAATACGGCTAATAATGTTCACGAACAAATGCGGACAATTACTCAGAACTCACTTGATAATATGTCATCAATGATGGCGGATTTTGCGACAACGGGTAAATTGAATTTTGGTGATTTTGCACAATCTATCGTGAATGATATCACTAAAATGATATTCAAAATGATGATTTTTAATGCATTAAAGTCAGGTTTAACAGGCACAGCGTTTGGTGACATGATGGGACTTAAAGCAGAGCCAAACGCAAAGGGTAACACCTACGAATCACCAGGACTAAGTTTACATAGAAATAGTATTGTCAAATCACCAACACTATTTCCTTTCGCAAAAGGTGGTGTGCCGGGTATGGGGCTAATGGGGGAAGCTGGGCCAGAAGCCATTATGCCGCTAACTCGTGGTCGCGATGGCTCTCTTGGAGTCAGGATCCTCGGCCTAGAAGATTCGCAGCAAACGGTACCGAATATCATCATTCAGCAAACTTTTCACTTAACGGGTTATGGCGATCAGGCATTGCAAGAGGCTATGCAGGAAGCGGCTAGAATGGGAGCAAAACAAGGTTCTGATGATGCTTTAGCAAAAATACAACGTGATTTCCTCAGTAAAGGGAAGCTTAGAGGGACACTAGAGAGGTAACCATGATACTTGAATGGCCTGACGCAGTTGTACCTACTAGTATGAGCTGGCAATTAATCAGTAATAGTAAAACATTTACTTCGGTATTCACGGGTAGCAGTCAAACTGTCAGATTTCCGGGGAGCCGCTGGCGATGCGTATTGACCTTTAATAACCTGACGGAGGAATTATCAAGGGAACTGGAAGTTCTTTTAGCCTCTTTGGATGGTGAAAGTGGACGAGTTAAAATTAGCAATTGGGTAAGGCAGGGATTGAAGGGAAAGGGGTCACCGCTGGTTGGGTTGGCTAATCAAACAGGTAGGTCATTGCAAACTAAAGGGTGGTTAGCTAATTCGATTGTTATACGTAAAGGGGATTATCTTACTGTCAGTAATGAATTAAAGATGGTTACCGAAAATGTGATTAGTGATAAAGATGGAAATGCCCTTATCCCTATTTCTCCTATGTTGCGTTTATCACCAGCACTCAATGATAAAATAGAAACAGTTGAGCCATTTGGCATCTTTAAGCTGACGAGCAATGATCAGGGTAATTTCCAATATCGACCCGGAGTCTTTTCAAATGTCACTATCACACTGGAGGAGGCGTTAACGTAATGCTCTATCATCCTTTTTCAAATGACATGGTTCGAGCGATAAATGAAGGTGCTGAATTGGTTGTCGCTGCAAAATTAGATTTAAAATCAGGAGTTACACGTGCGCATACAGGGATTGGTAACCTCATTATTGCTGGTGAGGTTTATCTTGGAGTGGGTTCTTTTGGAAAGATTGAGCCCGTTTCAGAAACGAATTCGACTAGTCCTCAACAGCTTATTTTATCACTTTCTGGCTTTGATTCGTTTTTAATCGCGGATGTTATGAATGAGCGAAGTCGGGGGCGCAATGTTAGTGTCATGCTGGTGGCTTTAAGCAAAGACGGACAGCCTATATTAGCTGAGATTATTTTTTCAGGACAAATATCTAATATTGGCGTCACCACAGGTAATGATAATGAAGTTTCAGTAACGGTATCCAATCGTTTTGAGCGATGGTCGCAGGGATTACCTGACAGATTCACTGATAAGTCATGGAGTAAACGGCATATAGGCGATCGCATATTTCGATATGTGGCACAAATGGCTGAGCGTGCTATATATTGGGGTAGCAAAAAAGATGCACCAACATTTATTTATAAATAAATATCATTTATTCTGAAGTAATTGCATAGCTTATTGGGTTCAATAATGAAAAAAGAAATGGCTTATGTTTTAGGATCTGTAGGGGTATTAATTATCATCTTTATGATTGTTATGTCCTTCAAAGTGACAGATAGTAAAATTTACTCTGCTGTTGAAGATGCTGTATCAGAGTCGTTACTTGATCCAAAGTCAGCACAATTTAGTAAATTGAAGATAGTAGACAGATCTAATGAGGGCGATTCATCTTCTATGAAGGTCTGTGGATATGTTAACGCTAAAAATTCCTTTGGTGGATACACAGGGAATAAGGGCTTTTATGCTTTTGTTTATGTTAATGGTACTAATATATCTATAGGGAAGAATCCAACCATAGAAAATGATTGGCTAACGAAAGGTATGTTTGAACAGACCTGTAATTATTAATTTAGCATTCATAAACATAATGACCCGCTTCGGCGGGTTTTTTTATGCGTGGAGATCAGCAAATGCGATATCCAAATTGGACAACTCAACTTCCTGAAACCCTACAACAAGCGATGAGCAAGCCGTTTTCATGGGGTGAGCATGATTGTTGTTTATTTGCAGCGGATTGCGTTATTGCCGTGTGTGGTGTCGATATCGCAGAAAAGGCTCGAGGCAGATACAAAACTAAATCAGGGGCTATGCGAGTTTTAAAGGCAGTGTTCGGGGATTTGGAAACTGGTCTATCGGGCTTTTTTCAAGAAATAGACCCTAATGAAGCAATACGCGGCGACATTGTTATGTTCAATGGTGATGATGGTAAAACCCTTGGTGTTCTGTGGGCGAATAAAATATGGGCTGTAACGGATGACGGTGCACGCCCTGTTAATTTTCAACCAGTTAAAGTGTGGAGAGTCGAATAAATGGGTAAGACAGTCACCAATATCGTTTCTGCTGGCTTAATGGTTGCAGGTGTTATTGCTACGGGGGGATTAGGGACGGCATTAATTGTTGCAGGTATTGCGGTTCAAGCTGCCGGCACAATGATTTTCAAAGATAAAATGCCCTCAATGGGATATCGTGACCAGTCTGAACGAAAGCAAATGCTGCGATCATCGACTGCACCAGAAACCATTATCGTGGGAAAAACCGTGTGTTCTGGGTTACTGTTTTTCGCCGAAGAAGAAAAGGGCGACCAAACAGAAAACGAACGATTATTCATGGCATTAGCGATTGCGGCACATAAAGTTGACCGTATTGGCCAGATTTGGCTGAACGATGATTTAATCGGTACCTTTGGTGATAAAGCGACTTATGAGTTTCACAATAGTCGAACGAACTGTGACCCGTATTTGCTGAAGAATGCCCCGTCATGGAAATCTGACATGATAGGTGACGGGCTGGCATGGTTGCGTTTAACCCTGAAATACGATGCTGAAAAATTTCCGTACGGTGTGCCTAACATCAAAGTAGAAGTATGGGGCAAGCCTGTTTATGATCCGCGCACGAATAAAACGGCTTGGAGTAATAACGGTGCGTTAATTATTCTTGATTTTTACCGTAGCTATTTGGGTGTACCCGATTCAGACATAGATTTTGATGCGTTTAAAATTGCTGCTGATTTATGTAGCGAATCAGTGACAACACCTGAAGGCAATACCGAGCCTCGCTATACGATTAATGGGGCCTATGAACTTTCTGAGTCTCCATCAGCAATTCTGGATCACATGCATAAATGTATTGCTGCTGAGCCGACTTATGTTGCGGGCAAGCACGGCATTTTGATGCAGGCTTATAATGGTCCTGCTGTATTACGTATTGAACCTAATCAAATAATTGATACCGTTAATATTACCCCTGAACTTTCGTTACGTGATGCGACTAATGCCATTTATGGTACGTTCGTGGATGCCGAGCAGCAATACATCAAAACCGATTTTGAGCCGGTCATTGTTGATGAATGGATTGAAGAAGATGGGTTAGAAATCAAAGAGAATATGGATTACCGCTTTGTCACTAGCCCATACCAAGCGGCACGTCTCTCTAATTTATACCTACGTAAAAAACGTGCGGGGCGTCGTGTCCAATTACGGATGAATATGGACGGTTACGCCTATAGACCAGGAGAAGTGATTTTATTAAATCTGCCTCAAATTGGTATTCAAAACCTTGAGTTTCGGGTTGCTGAATGGAAGTTTCACCCGCAAGAGGGCGTTGATATTCTCCTCGAGGAGGATGGCGCTTATATTTATGAAGACATTATAGGTAAGCCTTTCGTCCGACCTCCATTCACTGTTTTAACGACTGGCGGGGTAGCACCGCCGCTCAACCTTGCATTTGTGGCCACCAATATTGGTGAAGTCGTTCAGGGTTATCTGAGTTGGCAATCAGCTGCTGCAGATGTTCGCCATAACACAGTAAATATCATTGAAAGCAGCAAAGTTATTCAGTCAATTCAAATACCAACCCCTGCTCAGCGAGTGGAGCTGTCAGGTTTGGTTCGTGGCTCTTATCGTGCTGAAGTTCGTTCTATCAATGCCGCTGGCGCGATGTCTGCCCCTGCCATTGTTGATTTTGATATTCAGGCCCCACCTAAACCCGTTAGTGTTGAAATGGTTGGCG